AAGAATTTTTGAAAACCTTAAAGACACTCACTTGCAAGGAACTTTGTTTAAGTACTTGCATAACAATGCCTCATAGGTCTTAGACTCTAAGGAAAACATGCCAATGAAAATCGTGCTATGCTCCGGTGGATATGATCCGTGCCACAGCGGACATATTGCCTATTTTAAAGCAGCTCGTGCTTTAGGCGATAAACTAATTGTAGGACTCAACAGCGATGAGTGGCTGGAGCGTAAAAAAGGTCACGCATTCATGCCATGGAATGAAAGATTGTGTGTGATCAACAACCTTGCTATGGTTGACGAAGTCTATACATTTGATGACTCGGACGGCAGTGCTTGTCATTTTATTGAACAGGTGCGAGCGCACTATCCCAATGACCATATCATATTTGCCAATGGCGGCGATCGAAATGCCGAGAACATCCCCGAAATGCGAATTAACGATGTGGAGTTTGTATTTGGAGTTGGTGGTACCAATAAAAAGAACAGCAGTAGTTGGATTTTACGAGATTGGAAACAACCAAAAACATCTCGGCCCTGGGGCGAATATCGAGTACTCTACGACCACCCAACTGTAGGATCGGCCACCAAGGTTAAAGAGATGTTGATTGAGCCAAATAAAAAACTCAGCCTCCAAAGACATCAACATCGAAGAGAATATTGGTTTGTGGTTGAAGGCAGGTGCGATGTTTATACTACATTGCCCAGCGGATATTCAGTTCCTACCAGGACCTTGAACCTACACGATACTATGGAAATACATGTTGGAGAATGGCACCAATTAACAAATCCTTATAGTGGTCCTTGTAAGTTAATTGAAATACAATTTGGTGCCAAATGCGAAGAAACCGATATTGAACGAAATTCAACTTGACTTGGTTATATAATGCTGTTATACTTATTAGGTAGTTTTATTTCTCATCGTCCATAGGAGATTCAAATGAGTTTTACACCTGAACAAGTTGCCAAATTAACTAAAGTGATCCAAGAAGGGGTCCAAGTCAAGCGTGAGGTTGATGACCTTAATGTTGGACTTAAAGAAACCGTAGCCGCCATTGCTGAAGAAATGGACATCAAGGCTGCTGTGCTTAATAAAGCCATAACCAAAGCCTTCAAAGGCGACTTTGACAAGGACCAAAGCGACCTTGAAGCTGTTGAAGAAATCCTAGTTGTAACCAAAAACAAAAATTAAGCAACAATGGAATGAAAAAACTGGCTGTGCTTGGATTGGGTCATATTGGGTCCTATGTCCAGAATATTTTAGGACAAGATCCTGCTTTCTCTGTGGCCGGATATGACCTAACCAACGGGCATGATTTTAGCCAGCGCAAAGTGCTCACGGACATTATCAAACAGGCTAATGGTGTGTTGGCATCAACTCCGTTCTTTCTGAACAAGCAGATCGCCGAAATCTGCAACGAGCATAGTGTTGATTATTTTGATCTCACTGAAAGCGTTGATGTTACGAACTTTGTAAAGACTCTCAATAATGCAAGATTCGTGACCCAGTGTGGACTTGCTCCAGGCATGGTCAGTGTAATTGCCAACAACATTGCCAATGGTTTTAACCATGTAGAGCAAATTCAGATCCGTGTGGGTGCTTTGCCCAAGAGCGCCAACAATCATATGGGCTACTACCGGACTTGGAATACTGAAGGTTTAATCAACGAATACATCCATCCTTGTCCTGCTATACGCAAGCATCAACGGGTACTGCTTGATTCATTGGAAGAACTGGAGCAAGTAAATCTGGAGGGGCAACTGCTGGAGGCCGCGACCACCAGTGGTGGACTGGGCAGCTTGGCGGATACCTGGGAAGGCCGAGCGCAATCGGTTGATTATAAAACACTGCGCTATCCTGGACACTGGTCCATGATGAAATTCTTGAAAGATGATCTAGGATTGGCTAAAAATTTCCGGCACTTTGTTGACATTTTCAATCGGTCCGTGCCACAGACTGATCATGACTCTGTGTACATCTTGATCAATGTAACGGGCTACATAGGCGAACATCTGCACATCCAGCAATACAGCAAGCGCATCGAAAGTGTGCCTGGTGCCACTGCCATACAACGCACCACCGGCAACGGCGTCATGGCCGTGTTGGACGCATGGCAAAAAGGAGCGTTGGACCAACAATTGGGATGGATACGGGTTGAAGACATCGACTATAACAGTATTTGGTCCAGTGCATACAGCCAGTGTTATTGGCAATAAAAAGAGTCTTTTATGCCCACGATTGTAAAAATGGACAAGCGGTACACTGGGCATCTTTATTTTGACTACTTTCTAAAAATCTCAAACCCCGAGGACAAGTTTCTCAATTTTAATTTCAATTTTCACAACATCAGAGCCTGGTGTTGGGAAACATGGGGCCCCAGCAAGGGTCTGCACGACTGGATTAGGTTTGAGATAGAGTCGAGGTCGAGATACAAAAATCCTGAAAACATAGATCGTTGTCAAAATCCACACTGGTGTTGGCTCGACGAGTCCTCAGGCCAACAGTCTTGGTTTGGCACAGACCCGAGCTATCTGCGAAAACGAATCATGTTTGCCAGCGCAAACGAAGTGGCCTTGTACAAGTTGACATATGGTATATGAGGTGAACTAATGCCCCTGACAGTTATTAGAAATGAGTTGACTGCAGAATTTGGTTATACTATTATTAATCAGGCTTGTAAAGAAGATGATCTAGATGACAATTTTATAGCTAACGCCAATTGGCCCGACGACATTATTGATGATGAGCCACCAATGACAGATATGTTGCATTGGACCAATAATTGTAATTGGAATTGTGATGATACTACTATCAATTGGAGCCATGGTCTCAGGTGGACATTTGAGTCTGCCAATGAACTGGCAGAATTCCTCTTATTGTTTAGTTTAAAATGGGGCAATCGTGTCGCAGTATACTTCAAGTGAAATGATTGATGCCAACGGCCGTGAATTTGGCATTGATATTATCAAATCAAAACATCTAGAAGGATTATGGATCTACTATTGCTTTCCTTATTATGTGCCCCGAAGAAAAAGCCATCCGCCTTATCCTGGGTTTGATCCGTTAAAGAGTTGGTTGAATCTAAATTTTCCTGGCGCGACCTACCAAGTGACCACTTTTAGTGAAGGGGTGGATCCGGTGGACGCTCTTTGTAAAGAATTGGCCACACTGACTACGGCAGATGAGGCCGAGGTCAGTGCCAATCCTTGGGCTACACTGGAAATAACTTTCACCGACCGCGAAGAAGCCATGTTGTTTAGATTGGTGTGTTCTTGACTTTTCTATACACTTACTATATAATTATGTATGCAAATAATAATTCACGCAACTAATCCGGAAAAACGAGCATTGATTGCAGTTAGTACAAGATTTTATCAACTGGAATTGGGCTTGAAAAAAAGCAAATACAATGTAGAAATACAGTTTAAACGAGGTCTAGCCAAACGAAAGGGCATGAAAGGTTGTATTAGTGAAATTGGCTCTAGATATCTCCTCATACTTTTGGATGCTAATTTAAAAGGCGGTGCTTTGCTTGAAACCTTGGCACATGAAATGACTCATGTCAAGCAGTATGCTCGAGGCCAGCTTAGATTTAAAAAAAATAAAGCCATATGGTTAGGTAAAAAACCGCGTAAACTAAAATATTATCAGCGACCATGGGAAATTGAAGCCATGAGCAAAGAAAAAGTTTTGGCCAGTAAGATATACAGCATTATTCATGAATAAAGACAATCAATGAACGACGAAATCAAACGACAAAAAATGTTTGACGCCCTGGCTGAAATAGGTAAGAACTTTAACAAGGCCACGAAAGAGTATCAAGATTCTTGCAACAGTTACTGGAACAGCCTGAATCCCGAAGAACAGCTCATGGCATTTTGTGCCATTGTAGAACGCCTGCATCAGGGTGAGCTAGAACATAGGCGTAGTTATCGAGGTATGCTTTATGAGATTTTTGGCTGGGGTCCCGAAGCCTATGCCGCTGCTCAATGTGCTGGCTTCTTGGATCTGCACAATTCAATTTATACCTTTGAAGATCTAAAAATGGTGTTTAAAAACACTCTAAAAGAATTGAATATTCAACTTGATGATGCTCAGATCAGCGAAGCCTTGGCCAAGCACTTCTACTAACAGGAACTACATATTAAATGTTTGTTGACGCATCGCACGATAAAAAGTCCGAAATTATACATGTGGTTGAAAGGATAGGCGGTCAGCGGGTTCTCAAAGAATATCCTGCTCGCTATGTGCTGTACTATCCGGATAACAAAGGCAAATTCACTGACATTTCTGGTAACCGTGTCACTAGGGTAATGGTCAGTAATGCTACTGCCTTTGACAAAGAGCGCAGAATTCACAGCAATAAAAAATTGTGCGAGAGCGATTATCGTCCACTCAATCGCTGTCTTGAAGAACATTATAACGGACAAGAAGCACCCAGTCTGCATGTGGCTTTTTTTGACATTGAAGTTGCCTACGACAAGGTCAAGGGCTTTGCCGATCCCAGTGATCCTTTCAACAATATTACTGCCATTACCACCTATCTAGGCTGGTTAGATAGAAATGTTACTTTGGTTCTAAAACCGAATGAAATGCCTGCTGAACAGGCTGCTGACATTATTAACAAGTTTGAAGATACTATACTCTGCGATGACGAAAAGCAGATGTTGGAAATGTGGCTCGACCTCATTGAAGATGCAGATGTCTACAGCGGTTGGAACAGCGAAGGATTTGATATTCCATATCTCATCAATCGCATCATTCGTGTGTTAGGCAAAGAACTAACTCGTAAAATGTGCCTATGGGACCAGTATCCCACAAAGCGGTATTTTGAAAAATACGGTAAGGAACTGGAAACCTACGATACTATTGGTCGTGTGCATCTTGACTATCTTGAACTGTATCGCAAATACAACTATCATGAAATGCACACATATAGACTAGATGCCATTGGTGAGTATGAAATTGGTCAAAAGAAAATACCCTATGAAGGCACTTTAGATCAGTTATACAACAATGACTTTGAAAAATTCATTGCCTATAACCGGCAGGACGTTATGCTGCTGAAAAAATTAGACGACAAGCTAAAATTTATTGAACTTTCAAATCTGATTAGTCATGCCAATACCGTGGGCATTAGAGCTACTCTGGGTGCTGTGGCTGTGACTGATCAAGCAGTCATCAACGAAGCTCATAGGCTCAACATGGTTGTGCCTGACAGGCCACGCAAAGGTGACAGCGATGACAATGCAGCCGCCGGTGCCTATGTGGCTGTTCCCAAGCAGGGCATGCATGAGTGGATTGGCAGCATGGATATCAACAGTCTGTATCCTTCGCTGATTCGTGCCTTGAATATGAGTCCTGAAACCATTGTAGGACAGGTGCGCCAAACTCGCACATTGGAGGGTATCCAAGAATTCAAAGAAGCTGGCAAGGGCATTGCAGAATTCTGGGAAGGTAAGTTTGCCTGCCTTGAGTACGAGTCTGTAATGAATCGTGAAATTGGTACTACAGAGATTATAGATTGGTCGGATGGTTCTAGCGCAGAAATGAGCAGTGCCGAAGTTTATGATCTGATATTTCACGGTGGCAAGCCGTTGATGATTAGCGGCAATGGCACCATTTTTAGATATGACAACAAAGGAGTTATCCCCGGTCTGTTGGAAAGGTGGTATGCCGAGAGGAAAGAGCTACAAAAGAATGCCAATGAAGCATATGGCACTGGCATGTTTGAGTTTTGGGACAAGCGACAGCTGGTTAAAAAGATTAACTTGAACTCAGCTTACGGCGCTTTGCTTAACGCTGGCAGTAGATTCTTTGACCAGCGGCTGGGACAAAGCACCACTCTAAGCGGTAGGTTGGTTGCTAGACATATGGCAAGTGCAGTCAATGATTGTTTGACTGGGGTCAAGCATCACATGGGGGATGCTATCATCTACGGTGATACTGACTCAGTTTATTTTAGTGCTTATCCGCTGTTTAAAGATCAAATTGAAAAGGGTGAAGTTGTCTGGTCCAAAGAAAAAGCTATTGAGTTGTATGATGCTATCAGTGAACAGGTAAACTTAACATTTCCGGCGTTTATGAACCAGGCTTTTAATGCCCCGGCAATACAAGGCGAAATTATCAAGGCCGGTCGAGAATTAGTTGCCAGCAAAGGCATATACATAACCAAAAAACGCTATGCTGTACTCATTGTTGACAAAGAAGGCAAACGCAAGGATGTCAATGGTTCTACTGGCGAGCTCAAAGCTATGGGTCTTGATATGAAGCGAGCAGATACTCCTGAATTTATGCAGAGGTTTTTGGAAGAAATTCTAACAATGACTTTGGAGGGGAAAACAGAAGCCGAAGTCATGACCCGTGTTAAGCAGTTCCGTGAGGAATTCAAGGACCGGCCTGGTTGGGAAAAGGGCACACCCAAGCGCGTTAATAATCTAACTAAGCATACCGATGTCTATAAAAGGACGGGCAAATGTGGAATAGGACATGCTATGGCTGCAATCAATTGGAATAGAATCAAAGAAGCCTACGGTGATCGGCGTAGTATGGACATCACCGACGGTCAAAAGGCAATTGTGTGCAAACTAAAAAACAATCCACTACAGATTAATAGCATTGCTTATCCCATTGATGAAATGAACCTGCCCGAATGGTTTAAGCAGTTGCCATTTGATCACACAGCTATGGAAGAAACTATCATTGATAGTAAGATTAGCAACCTGCTAGGTGTATTAAAATGGGACCTTAGCCAAAGTAAGGACCGAAGTCTTATCAATGAGTTGTTCTCTTGATTGGAAAACGAGTTTGTTGACTTTATCAATTTTTTTAAATATAATCATTAATAACTGGAGAAATCACCAATGCTAAAAGATATTACACTTGATGTAGCCAAAAACATTGCAAGCTTAGGAACCTTTGAAGAGATTCTAGTTGAGCAAGAAACCAACAGCACTAAATTCACTGCTTATCCTGAGGATTCCAGTATCACGGTACTTGCCAACAGTAGAAATAAGGTTGCTGAGTTTCCAGATAAGTTTGGTATGCTTAACTTAGGATTCTTTGTAGGGTTGTCCAACCTTTATAGGTCCGATGATACCACTGTGGCCACAGGAAACAATGCCAAAGGTGATGTAGATCGCTTGGCATTCTCCAGCAAGGATGGCAATAACGACGAATATCGTTTGACTCCAACTAACTTAATGAAAACCAAAAGCCGTAGCTTCAACGGCACTACCTGGGACGTTGTAATCAATCCAGCAGCTAATAAGATCAGCGAGCTGGCACAACGAGCTGGACTCTATGCCAGCATTGATCCTAATCTAGTTGTCAGTACAGAAAATGGTAAGCTAATCTTTACCTTTGGTGGTGTCAATGGTGGTGGTCACAGCGGCAAGTTTGTGTTTGCTGATACCAAACAAAAACTCAAGCGACCTGTGGCACTGCCTATCAACAGTTTGCTCCTAGCTCTCAAGACTGCCAGCCAAGGTACACCAGTTGTTAGTATCAGCGAAAAGGTTGCCAAAGTGGAATTTGATAGTGGTCTTATCAAATACGAATATCTTATTATTGCACAACAATAAAGATAATTCTGTGACCAAAGAAAAACGACTAATCCAGCGCCTCAAAAAGGCTATTGCCGAAGTCAACGAATGTTCTAATTTGTTGGCAAAAGATAATATCTATGCTAATATCAAACACCTTGGTCGCGAAGAATCCGGTGGAGAACAAATTGAACTCCACGATGTGCTTTTATTTAAATCACTGCTAAAAGAAAAATCACTGCTAAAAGAAAACCATGACAGCAAGTAAAAAATCAACGGTTG